TGACTGAGCCAGAAATGGCGAGTCAAGTAGTAACTCGTATTTATAACAAACAAAATGGTTTTAAAAATGCTTTGTCTTTGTTGACAGGTGGCGTTGGTAAAGCTAAAGAACTAAATGACATTATCTACCGTTGGGGTGTAATGGGAGATAGCCGTAAGGCAGTGCCTATCACTAAAGCAGTATTCAATGGAGCAACAACTTACCCTGGTATCAATGGTTCAACTTTCCAAATTGGAACTGGTGAAAAATGGTTTACTGAAGGTGACGTTTTAATTCCAGATGATGCACGTTACTCTTTCAGAGTAGTTTCTGCAGTTGAATATGATGGAGTTGATTTCATCATGACATGTCAAATGGTTACAAATAACCAAGCTGATTACATTCCTGCAGCTCTTTTAGCAGTTGGAAAAGAATTGTCTAAAGACTTTAACATTGTTGAAAATGATCATTCTAGAACTTCTGGAGAGACTCATTATGCAACTCCGTTAATGCTTGAAAACTATATGACTACATTGCGTAAGTCTTATAGCATTACAGGTGCTGCTCATGACAAAGTTCTTAACATTACATTGACTAATCCTGATGGATCTGAACAAGCTTCAACTTGGGTTAAATACAATGAGTGGGAATTCTGGTGTCAATGGATGGACGAAGTTGAGATCATGTTAATGTATGGTAAATCTAACGTTAAAACAAATGGTACAACTGACATGAAGGGTGCAAGTGGAAACACTATTTACTCTGGTGCTGGATTAGAACAACAAATTGCTGCTGGTAACAAACGTTACTACACAGACTTAACTGAAGATACTATCCGTAAGTTCATGAATGACTTGTCATACAATGGTACTGAAGATGGTCCTCGCGAGTATGTAGCTCTTTGTGGTCGTGGATTTATGGATCTATTTGACCAAGCAATGAAAGCTTCTGCTTCTAGATTCACTCTAGTTGATAGTAAATTTATCTCTGGTTCAGGACAAGATCTTGGATTAGGTGGTCAGTTCACTAAATATACAGGTTTGAATGGAGATTCATTTGTATTGCAAGAATACAAACCTTACAACTCTACAATGAGAAATCGTTTATTGCATCCTCAAACTGGTCTTCCAGCTGAGTCTTACAAAGCAACTTTCTTAAACTTTAAAGCTTACTCTAAAGGAGAACCATCTATTCAAAAAGTTTACACTAAAGGTCGTGAGACAGTGTCTACTTATGTTGAAGGTATGTATGGCCCTTATGGTCCTAAGAAAAACGGAACATCTGCTACAGCTGTTGATGGATATGAATTTCATATCATGACAGAACAAGGAGTTTTGTTACGTGACCCAAGTAATGCTGCACAATTCATTTTAGATGTAGATTCTATATCTTAAAATAAAAAAAAGAATACAGAGGGAGCTTAAAACGTTCCCTCTGTTCATTCTTTTAATTTAGTTAGCAATTAAGTTGCTAATTAAATTTATTATCATTATATTAGTTATAACAAAGATTAAAGGAAACAATTAAAAAAAGGAAAATTAAAATGGAAGCAAAAACGTATACAATCAAACCACATGTTAAGGCTAAATTCTCAGGAGTTTCTTCTTTACCAAAAACAAGAACAGTTTATACTGGAGCTCAATTGGATCATGATGGACTATATAAAACAGGATTAACTTCTGAGCAAGAGAAGGAATATGAAACTGAATTAGGATTGGCTAAAGGAACATTATCAAGAACTAATGCAACATTCTGGGCTCACTTAGAGTTAAGACTAAACAATGATAAGCCTACAAAATTTTCAACAGCCTCTATTATGGATGTTATTAAATTTAAAGCTTTGACTGAAAGAAACAACGTAGCAAAGAATTCAGAACAGGTTAGAAGTAATCCAAATGTTGAGTTTATTGTTGAGGATCTTGAAGCACAAGCTAAGGCATTAGAACTTGAAGCTGATGTAGAATTAACTGCAATGGAAAAATTTGCAGATACAACTACAGCAGAAAAGAAAGGCATATTTAAAATTTTAAATGGTCTTGAAAGAGTTCCAATGAGAGGTATTGACAACTTATCTGAAACAGTTATTAAAGCTGAATTATATAAGAAACTTAAGGCTGATCCAAAGAAGTTTACTGAAGTGGCATCTGATAAAGACCTTTCAACAAGAATTATGATTGAAGAGTTATTAGAGCAAGGTAAGCTTACTAAGAAGTCTAATTACTATGTTTATGAAGGAGAATCATTAGGTTCTTCAATTGATGGTGTATTAGAGTTCTTTAAAGATCCAAAAAAACAATCTATTAAGATTGCAGCTGGACAAGATGTAAAAAACAAGAGTTCTAAATAAAACAAGTGTGCGCTAGATGACATCAACTGAGATGGTTACTGCATTTAAATTTAGGTTAGATAAAACCGACAGTTTAAATTATCCTAACTTCAATAATACAGAGATTGATTTATTATTAAATCAAGCTCAAGAAAGGATAGTTAAGCAGAGATATGGAACAACAAATACTAAGAGAGAATCATTTGAGGAAACTCAAAAGAGAACTGAAGATTTAAAAGCCATAGTATCAAACGCAATTATAATACCTGCAGCAACAGCTTTAGACAATATAGATGTCACTGCACAGTTTGCAACACTTCCACAAGACCATTGGTTTATTGTGCAAGAAAGAGCAACACTTGGTTACTTAGATTGTAATAATGCACCAATAGAAAGAGTTGTGCCAGTTTATGGATATCAACACAATGATATAAATAAGGTTATCAATAATTCATTTCTTAGGGCTAACAAGAATAGAGTGTTAAGAATAATGGAAGCTGGAAGAGTTGAATTAATTTCTGACCCAATAACAACACTTGTTAATTACAGACTTAGGTATATTAGAAAGCCTTTAAAAATAAGTTCAATAGTGCCATTAGTAAACTGTGAACTATCAAACCATATACATGATGAGATAGTAGATCAAGCAGTATTTTTAGCATTAGAAGACATAGAGGCAAAAAGAATGCAAACATACAACCCAATAGAAAAAACAAACGAATAATTAAATTAACTCAGAATGAGTATTAAATATCCAGCAAACCCATCTTTAGGATCAAAAGTGCAAGCTTTTCCAAAGACACAATATAATAAAATAGTAGAAATAATTGATAATATAAATGGTGGCGGTATTTTAAATGTTAGCAAAGATTTAGTAGCAACTTCTACTACATTTGCTGGAACATCAACTATTCTAACATATGGAGTTAATGTTTTTAGAACAGTTACATCAACAAATTATGCAGCTAAATTACCTCAGCCAACAACAGGTAAAAGTGTAAGAGTTGTAAATATGACAAGCACTATATTAGTATTGTACCCATCTAATATAGGTGGACAAATTAATAATTATCCTGTTAATATACCTGCACAAATTCCACCAGATGGAAGAGTTTATGAATTTGTATGTATTGAAAATCCGTTGCCAGGAGCTTGGACTTGGTCATCTCCAGCAACTACACAATATGATAGTGGAGTTATTACAGCAAATACAACAAGTGCAACAAAAATACTTATGGCTGCAAACGCAGCAAATGTTATTGAAAGATCAGGATTTACATCATCTTCTGCATGGGGTTATGATGGAAAAAATTTAGCATTAATTCAAAACTCTGGAACTGATGTTTGTTTTAAACAATCAACACAATGGTCTGGAATAACAAAAGTTAAAGTTTATACTAATTTAAGTGCTTCAGGAGCTCCAGCTATATTTGGATTAACATCAGGAGGAGCTACAACATATTATAATCCAGCAGATACAACTACTGCAGGTATAATAGCAAGTGGTTCAGCAGCAGCAGGAAATTATGGTGGAGCAACATTCTATGGTGGGTGTGACCAAGCTATTGCAGGAGCAGCAATACCTGCAGGTACATTAGCTACAAATATAGGTGATCCTGGAACACAATGGGGAGAATTTATTATTGTTGGAGGAAGTTCTGCAGCAGGAAGTACTATTGGTGATGCTTTTTTAGGGAATGTGCCAAACACTTTTTATTCTACTCCAGCAACATTAGATAAATGGGTTTCAAACTATTTAGGGTTTGGAATAAAAAGTAATTATATTTTAACAGGATTTAAATTTCAATTTTTTATAGAACACGTTTAAATAATAAACAAAAAAACAAATAATCAAATAAAATTAAAATGACAGCAATACAATATCCAATAGGTACTTCTTTAGGGTCAAGCTCAGTTAAGGCTTTCCCTAGAACTCAGTATGCTAAAATAGTGGAAATTATTAATGCTATTAATGGTCTTGCAACAACTGCAACATTAGGAGCAACAACAACTACAACATTGTCTTCAACAGGACAAGTTACAACAGCAACTGGAGTTCTTGCTAAACACACAGGTGTAGCAGTTAACACAACAGCACTAGCAACATTAACAACTGTTCAAGCAGGTGTTGTTGCTGGATTAATGACATCAACTTCTGCAGCAGCAGTTACAGTTATATTGCCTTCAGCAACAGTTCTTGCAACAGCACTAGGTGCAGCAGCAGGTTCTTGGTTTGATTTTGCAATTGACAATTCAGCTGGAGCAAACACAGTTACATTACAAGTAGATGCAGGAGCAACAATTGCAGTGGTTACACCAGCAATTACAGGTGGAGCAACTTTAACAGTTTCTACAGCAAATGCTGTTGGAACATTCAGATTGTATTTTACATCTGCAACAGCTGCAAAACTATTTAGATTAGCTTAAAATTAAAACAACAAAACAAATATACAATTAAATCAAAATTTAAAATTAAAAAATAATGAATACTATTAACGTAAATGAAATCTTTATTGGTAACGGAGCAGCTTTAGATGGTGACGGTACTAATATTGCAGCTATTACTAAGCAAATTGCTGTTGTTGGTGCTGACATGACAACTTTAGACCCAGCTGGGGCTGGTTCTGATACAATTACCACACAACCAGTTATTTATATGGTTAATAAATTGGCTAACGGTGATTTAAAACGCTCTTTCCCACTTAGAGGAACTTCTATTACAAGCTACAAAGCAGAGCATTATGCTCCAGCAAGACGTTGTGTTGCATCAATTGGTTACCAACGTGGATCTATTGTTGACGGAACAACAGTTGCTGCTGGTGGGTCTATTGAAGTGAATAACTCAACTATCTACTCTTTTACTGTCCGTTTTAAATGGGACAAACAATTTTACTCAGAGCGTCCTGAAATCTTAAGAGGTACTTTTACATCTTCTGCTGCGGCAACTCAATTGTCAGTAGCAACTCAAATTGCATCTGCAATCAATGGTTCTCCTTTTGGTTCTCAACCAGCTGGAATTAAAGTTATTAAAGCAGTAGTTATTGGTAACGGAACTGGTGTTTCTGGTTTAACTGGAGCAACAAATTATGGTGTTGAAATGTGGAGTCTTGATGTAAATCAATTCCAAAATACAACTTACAATCCATTATATGTATATTTTTCTGCACAAGTTGATGATGCAAGTGGTTTTGGAACTACAACAACTACATCTCTTGTTCAAACAATGGATTCAGGTATGGGAACTTACAACCAAATCTATACAAAAGAAAACTACAACTACCAATTTGAAGGTGTTCTTAACAGAACTAAATTCCCAATCCCAGCATTGGCATATTTATCTTCTTCAACATTTGTAACTTCTGGTAACGTTGCTGCTGCTGCTACAACTCCAACTGGTAACGTAACAGCTGTAATCAATGAGGATGTTGTAACTGTTGCAACTGCAACAACTGGTTTACGTCCAGGAGAAGTAATTGACATTAATGGTGTTCAATATGAGATTAAATACATATTGTCTGCAACTAAATTTGTAATTACAGTTCCTGCAACTGCATCTTATGGTGCTGCTGCAAATATCAAAGTTAAATACTTGTACAATGTGTTTACAATCACTACAAGTGATGTTACTACAGGTGCTGGTGCTAACATGGGTATGTTTTCTAATAAATCTGTAATGATTGCAACTCCAGCTATTGATGCTGCTGCAGCTGATCCATTTGACAGAACATTAGATGCTGCTGATACATCTGCTGAGTGCCTTCAATTGCTTGTTATCCTTAACAAATGGATGACTTCAACTCCTTTGGCTCCAGCTAATCCAACATTAGTAGGATAATAATAAAAAATCATAGCAAGAAGAAGGGCTTGCTAATACATTGTTGCTCCTCTCCAGGTTTTAATTTCCTTCCTTTTTCTTTCCTGGAGAGGTACGCAACTCTTTTAATTTTATAGAACCAATAAAATGGCAGATCCAATACCTGGACCAATAGAAAAATTAACACAATTGGTATTAAATTTTGAAATATGTCAATCTAGTGACTGTTCATCATTAACTTTTGTAGAAACAACTGGATTATTTAGTGATACAAATCTTACAGGTTGGGATGATGGATTATTAGGTTCATTAAACCCTCCTACAAGTGATGCTGTATCAGCTGTTTTAACTATTACATTGGCTAGCGGAGTTACATATAATATAGATTTATTTGCAACTGGATTGTTCCCAACATATGATAACACTTTAGAATACACAATTCCTAATGAATCATTTGGCTATGTAACAGGATCAGCAATAGCAGATCAAATTATAAATTTTACATACACAGTCACTCTTTCTGATGACTCAGTGTACACTCAAAATATTCAACAAGCATTTTATTGTCAAGCACAATGTTGTGTTATGTCTATGTTTGCAAATATAGACTCAGGTTGCAATGATTGCAATGCAGACAAAATTGAAAAAGCTTTAAATGCTTATGCTTTATTAAAAGGATTAATATATGCTGCTAATTGCGGCAACTCAACATATTTTAACAATATATTAGCACAAGTTAACAAATTGTGCTTAAATTCTAACTGTAAAAACTGTAAATAACATGTGTTCATGTAGAGGAGGATGTGGCTGTTCATCAAATTCAACAGCATTACCAATTGGTCCTAAAGGTGACCAGGGATTAACAGGACCTACTGGTGCGACTGGCGCTACTGGTGCAACGGGTCCTGCTGGGCAAAATAGTCCTTTTTATGAATTATTTGTAACACCAGAAACATATGGTGCAATTGGAGATGGAATAACTGATGATACGGAAGCTATTCAAAATATGGTTAATAGCGGAATATCAATATTTATACCAGAAAAAACTTATAAAATTACATCAAGCGTGTCTGTCCCTTTAGGGTGCTCAATAATTGGTAGTGGAATAAATAGTATTATAAATACTACAAATAATATAACAATGTTTAATATTATTGGAAATAATGTGTCTATTAGCAATTTAACATTTATTGGTTCAAACTCTGGAGCTTTACAAACAGGAATTGCTGTAACAGGTAATGCTGGATTTACATTATTAAGACAATCTATAAAATTAACAAATATTACTTTTCAAGATTGTTTTTATGCAGGATTTTTTACACAATATATAATTGGTAGTTCAGGAGGTTATGAACATATGGGAGGAACATATTTAACTCAATGTGTAGCTAATAACTGTGGATATGGGTATTTTTGTTCTACAAGAGGAGAGTATAATATATTGAATGGTTGTGTGGCATACTTGTGTAATGTTGGATTTCAAAATAATGCAGGAAATAATTCTTGGAATGGTGGGGCAATAACAGATTGCTCAACAGGATTTGCTTTAGGAGCAGGAACTAATGGTGGACACTCAGCTTGTAATGGAGCTAAAATTCATCATAATACAACATACAATGTATATGGAGACAATATAATTAGCGGTTATGATTTTATAGGTTGTACAATTCAAGTAACAGGATCTATAAGTTTAAACAATTGTGATTTAATTAGATTTTTAGATTGTACAATTTACACAGCTGACGTAACATTGAATAATTGTACAAATACGTCATTTATAAATAATAAATTTAGAATTAATCCTACATTTACAATTACTGGAACTGATGCTTTATATTTTAATAATTATTTTGCAAGTGGTGCTCCAACAGCTTTAAAAAATACATTATATGGTGGCGCTTTAGTGTTGCCTGTAGCTGGAGATGGAATATCAATAAAAGAAGGTGCAAATGCTACTATGGGTGTAGGAACATTAGTTGCAGGAGTTAAAACAATATCAACAACAAAAATTACAGCTAATAGTAGAATTATATTGACAACACAATCTTTAGGCACTGTAGTTTCTCCAAAAGCAATTGCTATAACAGCTAGATTAGCAGGAACTTCATTTACTATAACAAGTGCTGATCCAACAGATACAAGTGTAATAGCTTGGCAAATAATAGAACCAGCATAATGTATAATATAACACAACAAGATTTAAATGTAAGGCTACAACTAACAGGTTGTGCTTATTCTAAATTAGCAAATGAATTTGCTGACAATCTTAAGTATGGCAGAAAGTGTTCTATAGACAATGAAAAAACATTGTTATTGCTAAATGCTTATATAGAACTGATTGAATGTTACAAACTTGACACAACTATTGTTTCTACAAATACAACTGCATCATTTAATATTGCAGATTATATGGATGGTGGAGATGCTTTATTATCTACAGTTCAATTTATTTTTAATGGTGTTGTTGTAGGCGACGCTTATCCAGTTGCAACTGAAGAAGATTTGTTATATATAGTAGATCAATTAAATTTATTACAATCAGATTATGTAGTTGCATTAACTGGATTAGGAATATTTAAACCAACTATTTTTACTTTTACAGGATCTTGTTCAACAACAACTCCTATTTCAGTTCAGCTTTATTATGGGGAGCGTTCATTATTAGTTCCATTAACATTAACATTAGGAGAATGTATAAATGGAAAAATAATAAAAAAATATAACAACTGTATATCAGAAACTCAACTGCTTAACATGTTTGATAATATTTCAAAAATAACTGGAATATGTTTTCAACCAATTGGATTTGCATATACTCCTATATTAATTAAATAAAGACGTTTAGTTCCAGCAATTAGAGCATCACATAAAACTGGATTGTAAAAAACAAAATACAAAAATAATAACATTATAAATATAAAACAAAATGGCATTTGAATTTGGTAATCAAAGTAAAAGTTATTTATCACAATTACTTAGGAATAACCTAAACAGCTTTAAAGCTTTTGGTTATGAAGCAATAACAGTGGATAACACTGTAAAAAATTTAACAATTCCAGCTGGAGCTAAATATGCTTTGATGAAATTGACATCAACAGCAACAGGTAACTCTGTTAATTATTTAGAATTTGGTGGATCAATAACTCCAGTGTCTACAACAGTTGGTTTACCAATTGCTGATGGAACAGCATTTGACATTACAGATGCAGCTAACTTAGCTGGATTTCAAGTTACACAAATACTAGCAGGTACACACATTTTATACGTTCAATACTACAAGTAATGATAAAAGGAATTGTAAACAAGATATTCACTAGCCTACCACCTAATTATGCATTAATGCCAGTGTGGGTTAAAGTTACTAAAACATATTCCGATTTTTCAGCAGCAGCATTAACTAATAATATTAGTATATATACACTGCCTGCAAAAGGATATATACATGATGTAAAGATAGTTCCAACAACAGCATTCTCTGGTGGAACAATTGGATCATATACATTGTCTGTTGGTATAGTTGGCTCATTAGCTAAATATGCTGTAGCAACAAATGTATTTACAGGTAACACAACTATTAACACTGTGCACACTCCTTTGGTTAGTCCAGAGAGTTTATCAGCAACAACTGACATCAGAGCTGCTGTAACATCAACTGTAGGAAACTTAAATGCTGCAACAGCAGGATCTGTAAACATATATATACTGGTAAGTTTGTTACCATAAAAGATAACAAATGACTAAAATTTTAAAAAATAAAAGGGTATTTGCAGAAGAAGGTGGTATATCCACCTCTGATGCTGCACGTATAATAACTCTAGAAAACAATGAACTTAAGATCACGTATTTTACAGTTGTGTCAGGAACAGACGGCACCATCATACCGCCTACGGAAGCAACTTTCAACTCCGATGAGTTTGGTTTATCGGGGAATGCTCTTTTATCAGAGATTGATATTAATGGCAAACCGACTTTCCAAAGTCCTGTCACGCTTGGTGGGACGATAGTAACAGCAGCATTAAATGTAGGAACTGGAGACTGGCTAGCATCTGGTATATACACATCAACAAATGTTGCTTTAATATATAGTTTAAATATAAAAACTATATACTATTCTAATTTAAACTATTTCAATATTATTGAATCTGAAAGTGTTACAAACAACTCTGTATCTTTAATAAACACTTTTGGATTAATTACAGGTGGGCCAATTACAACCTCTGGGACTATTTCAACAACTATGAATACCAATAAGCTTGTAGGTAGAAGTACTGCAGGGACAGGTATAATGGAAGAGATTACCATTGGGTCTGGATTAAGTCTTTCTGCAGGAACATTAACTTCAACAGGGTCATCTCCTCTTACTACAAAGGGAGACTTATATACATTTAATTCTACAAATACAAGGCTACCAGTAGGGCTTGATACACAAGTGTTGTTAGCAGATAGTACTACAGCAACAGGACTTAAATGGGGAACAAACACTGCTGCTACGCCTACAGGATATTACTTAGCAATATCTGATTCTACAACACAAACTAATCCAACTGCAGAGACTCCAAGAGCAGTTAAATTTAATACTACTGATTTAGCTAATGGATTTTCTTTACAAACAGAAACTGCTGTTTTTACAGGAACTATAAATAATGGTGGTGCAGTAGCAGGAACTATATTAAATGTTACAGGTGTTACATCAGGGACATTAAAGGTGGGGATGGTATTAACAGGTGGTAGTATAACTGCAGGAACATTTATATCTGCATTTACAAGTGGGACAGGAGGAATAGGTACTTATGTGGTATCAGTTTCTCAACTTAGAACTTCTGCTACATATACAGGAACAATGACTTCTCAGATTGTTGTTGCTAATACAGGAATTTACAATATTC